ACACAAAGGCGCCAAAACAATGAATGAACTACTAGCTAAACAAGCCAACCTACGTCCAGGGTTTACAAGTGGAGCTCTGATACACTATGATGATGAGACTCTACATTTGCCAATCCCTGAGTTCTTTATAAAGAAGACTGTTGAAGGTATTCTAATTGATCTATCTCTTGACCAATTGGACTCTGGATCAACTGTTGGCTCCTCTCTAATGCCAAATGTAGACATAAAGGCTGCGTTCATTCCCAACTTCATCCACAACTTCACTTTTGGTCACCTTTCTTCTACTACTGACCAGCCTTTTAGCTCCAAGTTCCCTGTCATAAATGATGGATTTGATGATCTTACTCCTGATGTCATTGTCCAGTCTACAGCAGGCAGCTACCATGTTGTTGAGTTCACCACTTTCAGAGGTAGAGATGAGCCAGCTAGAGGTGCAGCAGCTCTGAAGATAGCCAAGTACGAGCAAGCTTGTAGAAATAGAAGTGTAGACAGAAGTGTAGGCCTATATGCCATAGCTGTGCATCGTGGTGGAATCTGGACAAATATGATAATGGGAAAGGAAGATGTTGATGAACTATGCTACAGGATGAGATTGGCAGAAGCCATTGAAGCAGAAATCCAGATTTTGTGTCCTGAGAGCAGGATGTGTGACGAAGAGGCTAGCAAACTAGAGAGGGAGATGCTGGGCATAGTAGCAGCTATAGGAATGGATTGGGAAAGAACAGAGAGAACTTTCCCATCCTTCAAGAAGGCCATGTTCGACAAGTTCAAGTCTGCTCCTGCCGATCAGGAGTATGTGAAAGACATCCTAGAAAAAGTGATTAGCAAGGCTCAGTCTGACCTGATTTCTTCTTCTTTCATCAAGGAGGGAAAGCCACTGGCTGAGCGTCTGGAGATGAATGGTAGGGAGTGTGATTATGCTATTAGTGCTCTCATCACAGAATTGCGCAGTAGGCACAATCTCAGGCACACAAATGATAATAAGTCCACTGTTCAACTGCCACCATGGCTATTTAGCCGTGGTCCACCAGGGAAGGACCTGCAGCCTTTGAAGGGGCTGATGCCTGAAGGTGACCACCCAATGTGCTCTATATGGGCTAAGGTCTGTGTATCTGCAATTGAGGAGAAGATTGACAGAATGGATGATGATCCAGCTAGTGAGTTTGAGTATGCAATGTCTGGAACTCGAACTAGGGATGATCAAAGAAGCAGGTATCACAGAGTTCGTGTTGATCTGACTCAGGATGAGGCCGAGTATGCAGCAACTCTTGGAGTCAATGGGAAGAAGTATAAGGGCCATCAATCAGTTGTTGATGCTAGAGAGAGGAGTAAGAGGATCTTCTCTCCTGACCATGATACTAGTGATCTAGAACAGTTTTTGCTCAATCAGGATTATACTGACTTTGAACCAGATGTTGGGCTATACGACCCTCTGCTTGAGGATATGGAGCTGAGGCTTGATGCTCAGGCAATACACCAGCCAACTTACAGCCACCATGAAGGAGAGAACGAGTTCCTCAGCAACCATAGGAAGATAATGGAATCACCTCTTGGCTCTTGGACTCAGATGGTGAGCTTAATTGGAGCCGAACTGTCTGCATCAGTAAAGCAACATGTGAAACCAAACTCCTTCGTAGTAAAGAGGCTAGTAAATTCACCTCTGTACATGCTAGTGAAGCCAACCTCCTCAAAGAGCCACATCTTTGTGTCATTTGCTCTAATGAAAGAACACTGGAGAGGAGATCTCAAGTGTTCAACAATATTCAAGAGTTATATTGATGCTGGGCCAATGTTCATTACAGAGTTTGTTTCCTACAAGCTGAGCAAACTGACCAATTTGTGCAAGACTAATTCTTTATATGAAGCTAGCTTAGTATTCTGGATGGAGAGTTTTGGTCAATGCTCATGGGAAGCTGGTGATTTGTGTGAGAAACCACACTCTCCAGCACTAAGGGAGGTGGTTTACATGACTAGACTATCTCTTCTCACTCTGTTAGAGGACAAGGCAACTACTGAAGAGCTGCAGACACTGTTGAGATACATAGTCATGGAAGGGTTTGTCTCTCAGCCAGAATTACCAAAACCACACAAGATGATTTCAAAGCTACCTACAAAGCTGAGATCCGAGCTGCAGGTCTATCTGCTGCACAGATGTCTACTGAGCATGAGTAGAATCTCGAGACAACCATTCAGACTCGCACGGTATGATGCTCAAATTAACTGGTCTGGATTATTCAACCCATTGTCTGGCTCTGAAATTAGAGATATTCACCCTCTCATAAGTGCATGTTACAATGGTTACTTCAAGAATAAGGAAGAGGAAACAGAGCCATCAGCCCTCTCAGCAATGTATAAAAAGATAATAGAGTTAGAACATCTGAGACCTGAGACTGATGAGTTTCTAGGGTGGGGAGACCCTAAGGAGCCGGCGATGCACGAATTCAGCCGAAGCTATCTCAGAGAGGCTATCGATCATGCTAAATCTTTTTTAAGAAAGATCTATGGTCAGAATGTAATGGATCAGATTGAGCAGGACATAATCAGAGAGTTAGGTTCCCTAACTCTGGAGAGGCTGGCAACTCTAAAAGCCACAAGCAATTTCAATGAGGACTGGTATGTTTATAAGGATGTGAGGGACAAGAATTACACCCGAGACAAACTAATAGTGAAGATGTCCGAATTTGCAGCAGAAGGCAAATCCCTGGCCATTGAAAAGTTTGAAGCATGTATGAGCAAAATAGAAGAAAGAGGTTCAATGCACATATGTCTTTTCAAAAAACAGCAACATGGTGGGCTGAGAGAGATCTATGTGATGGGGGCTGAGGAGAGAATTGTGCAGAGCGTGGTAGAAGCCATAGCACGGAGTATTGGTAGATTCTTCTCCTCTGACACATTGTGCAACCCTGCTAATAAGATGAAGATCCCAGAGAGCCATGGCTTAAGAGCCAGGAGGCACTGTCGAGGCCCTGTGTGGACCACTGCAACCTCTGATGATGCACGAAAGTGGAATCAAGGCCACTTTGTTACTAAATTTGCATTAATGCTTTGTGAATTTACAAGTCCAAAGTGGTGGCCTATCATCGTCAGGGGCTGCTCTATGTTCACAAATAAACACATGATGATGAACCTCGACTTCTTGAGAATACTGGACAGCCATCGCGAACTGAATGTGGAAGATGATTTTGTGCAGACTCTGTTTGAAGCATACCATGGCAATGTGCAGGTGCCTTGGCTAATTGCCGGGAGGACTTATCTGAAAACATCAACTGGCATGATGCAAGGAATTCTACACTACACTTCTTCTCTTCTGCATACCATCCATCAAGAATTCATTAGATCTTTAACCTTCAAAGTATTCAACATGAAGGTAAATTCAGACATGAGCAAACAGATCGTCTGCGACATGATGCAAGGCTCGGATGATAGCAGCATGTTAATCAGCTTCCCCTGTGATTCTGAGGAGATCCTCACAAAATGCAAAGTCACTGCAGCAATTTGTTTCAGAATAAAGAAACTGTTGGGTGTTTATCTTGCTATATATCCATCTGAAAAGTCAACATCCAACACAGACTTTGTGATGGAGTATAACTCTGAGTTCTTCTTCCACTCACAGCATGTCAGACCAACCATAAGATGGATAGCTGCATCATGTAGTCTGCCAGAAGTCGAGACTCTCGTTGCCAGACAGGAAGAAGCGGCAAATCTCATGACTGCTGTTTCAGAAGGGGGAGGATCATTCTCACTGGCAGCATGTGTGCAGCACAGCCAGTGCACCATCCACTATATGTTGATGGGAATGGGGACCTCAATGTTGTTTGACCACTACAAGAAGGCAATATTGAAGTGGAAGGATCCAGGTCTAGGTTACTTCCTCTTAGACAATCCTATAGCTGCAGGCCTGTCAGGATTCCGTTACAACCTGTTCAAAGCAATAACAACCACAAACTTACAGAAGATATATGCATTCTTCATGAAGAAAGTGAAGGGTACTACCGGCTATCAGGAAGAGGCTGGTGTAATTCCAGAGACATGCAGCGTTAGTCCTGGCGGAGCCTTGATTCTTAGCTCATCATTAAAGTGGGGGTCGAGGAAGAAGTTTCAGAAACTGAGGGCAAGACTCAACATCCCTGATGACTGGGTTGAGCAAATCAACACCATCCCCCAGATCTTATATAGGGCTCCGCGCTCTGGACTGGAAATTACTCTAAGAATAGCTGAGAAAGTGCACAGTCCGGGAGTAGTCTCCTCACTTAGCACAGGCAATGCTGTCGCCAAGGTTATGGCATCAGCTGTCTATTTTCTTTCTGCAACTATCTTTGAGGACTCAGGGAGACCAGAGTTTAACTTCTTAGAGGATTCTAAATACAGCCTACTATGCAAGCTGGCTGCCTATGACGGATTTAATGGAGTAGATGATATCGAGCCTGAAGACATATTGTTCCTATTTCCAAATGTGGAAGAATTCCATCAGCTGGACACCCTAATCTACAACAGGGGTGGGCTCAACATAACCCACAGGTCCAGCTCAAGAGAAGCAACCCAAACTAGGGTGGTAGTTTTTGACCACCTTCAGACATCAAGATGCTCTCCTGAGAAACTGGTCTCTGACAAGTGGTTTGGCACTCAAAAATGCAAGATTGGCAGGACAGCAATGGAGCAGGAATGGACAAAGCTCAAAGCTACTGTTAAATGGCTGAGAGATACTCCTGCGGAGACACTTGAGGCAACACCACTACATAGCCACATACAAATAAGAAACTTCTTTGCTAGAATGGAAGGAAGGGCTAGAACTGTGCGAGTGACAGGAGCACCAGTGAAGAAAAGATCAGGAATAAGTAAGCTTGCAATGGTAATCCGGGATAATTTCTGCAAGACAGCAATTTTAAACGGGATAGAAGATGAGGTGGGCTTGACCAGGTCTGTAGCGGCCGAACTTTCTAAACATTGCTTGTTTTCCGTTCTAAATGGTCCGTACACAGAAGAAACAAAGTTGAGCATGGTCATGAACATGTTGGTTGAGCTACCAGATGTTTTGGTCAACCCCTCAGATAGAAGATCAAGGACTAACATGATTGGAGTGATGCAGCACTTTGCTAGGTATGGGAAGGGAACCGTCAAGATGTTGGAGGAAATAGGAGCCGGCACAATCGGGGCTTACGTTCGACCACAAAAATCACAGAAGGTAAATGGGAAAGTGACCTATTATGGCCCTGGCATCTGGAGAGGGACAATGGATGGCATACCTGTACAGATTGAGGTAGATGGTGCACCCGGGATGCCACCACAGATGACTAAAATACTGGTCAGCAGAACTAGAGAACCTTGGGTTCTTGGGCCAAGCATAAGAGCCTGGGCAGATGACATGGGAGTGCTAAACACCAGGGACATGAAAGACAAGGTCACTGAAGTAGTTAAGCATTGGATGTTCAACTTCAAGCTCTTTGGCTCCAGTCATGCGTACGGGTGCCCGCTGATTGTTGCAAAAGGTGATCTAATTGACTTTAGAGAAATTGATGATCGAGATGTGTTCCTAAAGGTAAGGGGCTCTGTGATCAACTTATTCACAAGGACAAAGGGAGTGAATAGAGACCTGCACATCCTATCATATTCAACCTCAGAGAATGACATCAGCTCTAGTAGCATCCTGTCAATAGTTAATGCACAGCTGGAAAAGGGGGTCCCAGAGATCTGTATGCAGCCTAGCAGCTCTTGGATAAAGTGTGAACCACTGCCACTTGAAATGATAAGGCCAGTGCTAGAGGTTGCTGAGGGGTCACGATCAATACTCAAGATAGATTCTGAGAGACTAAAAGAGATTATAAGGATCTGCACCGAAGCAGCCATACGATCGAAGGTTGGCACTATTTTCACATTTGTTCCTGTCTCATCAGAATTGGCAGCACCTGTGGACATGAGCGCAATGATTGATCTAATGTTAGAGGATGATGATTTTAATGATTTCCAAGAGGTCGTGGACAAAGTAATGGAGGATGTTGACATCATGACCACCTATGAGACAGATGACTTTTCTTCAGTCAATGTTCATCTCTTTGGGCCAGCCCACTTCAGAGAGATCTCAAATCTAGCAGCCATTTCACACCCATTGATGGACAGATTAGTGGATGCAGCCATTAGCCAGATGGGAAAGGCGGGAGTTAGAAAACTAGTAGAATCAGGACGGACTGGTCATAAAGATCTTGATATATCAAGATTGGTCTACAGGGCTTTGGGCAGAGATCCCACATCTATTAAGACGGAAGATTTTGAGCTTGAGCTCAGCTACGAGGTCACAGATGACATGCTTGGGTGAACACTACAATCATTAAATGATATATACTATTACTACACAAAAACCGTCATACATTATTAACTATTAGGTATTTCACGTTTTGGCGGTCTTTGTGT